CGCGAGCCCAATCCCTACCAGTGGGCACGGTCGGCAATCCGGTTCCGCTACCACATGCAGGCGGCGTTCTATGCACGAGCCGGCGTGGCTGCTGGCTGGCCGTGGCATGCCATGAAGTTCGTGGTGATGAGCACAGTGTGGCCCTTCGAGGTCGCAGTTGTAGAGCTTCCCGACAATGCAATGCGTCGGGGTGACGAGCTGGTGGTCAAGCTCATTGAGGAGCTGGCCGTCAGGAGGGAGTGGGATTTTTGGCACCGATACGAGGTGCTCGACACTCATGTGGCGAGGGTTCCTGATTACCTATTGAGGGAGGTCTGATGATGAAGGTTGGAAACTTGGTATTGAATGTGTTCCGTGAGCAGTCTGCACAGACGGACAAGCTGACGGCGGCTCTGTGCAAAGCGTGGTCTGATTTCGGCGTGGTCGAGTTAGATCGCACTGGCGTCAGAAACGGCGAGCGGTTCCGATACGCTTCGATCAACTCGATTAATCGGGCGATCATGCCGGCACTGGTCAAGCACGGCCTGTTTCCGGTGACGCAATTTGCCTGCGGCGACCACAGCTTTGAAAGCCTGACGCTGAAGCATGCACCAAGCGATCAGTGGGTGAGCAGCACTGTTGAGATTCCACGGTCCGCCGACATGCAGGCCGACCATGCGTGGAAGACCACGCTCCGCAAGGAGATGATCGAGGGTTTGCTCAACCTCGTGATGGAGGAGGGGGAGGACAGCGAGAGTGTCGCCCTGCCCACAGAGGCCGCAGCTGGTGCGGCACCGGCGGTAAACGCTGCGGCCGAGGCGAGAGCTACGGCCAATCTTGAAAGTGCGGTCGGCAAGATGCGACGGGCCAAGGATCGGAGCGAGGCTGTGACGCTGCTCGCCAAGGCCGAGGACTATGTAGAGCGTGGGCTGATGCCGTCACACGCAACGAATGACTTGCAACAAATCATGGACGAGAAGTTCCCCAAGGAGGTGGTGAATGCTTAGCCCCAATGCCTACATGGTGGTGAAGAGCCGGCTGCTCATAGCGAGCGACATGTGTCGCCGCCTAGTCAACAACGGTGGTGAGAGCGTGGAGATTCCACCGGAGCACTATCAAACAATTGCGTCATCGATGCTCTCTGCTCCCGATGACGTGGCAACACTGCTCGCTGAGATGGATGTCCTGCGGGCTTTACTTGATGGTCAATTGTTCGACGTAGAGACAGGAGATGAACATGGACGTTCACAAGATGTGGAAGGATCTCGAGGGATCGACAGTGTCGGCAGTGGCGAAGGCGAACGGGATGACGCCGCAGAACCTAGTGGCACTGTTCGACCAAGCGGGGCTGACGGGCCGGCGGAGGGCGGACCCAAGCCCAAGCGAAATCGCCGCCGGAACAAGAAAGGCCAGAAAGCTGTGGACAAAAGCACAGCGCAAGAGTCGGTGGATAGCAGCGCGGAAGCTTGATGCTGGTGTGTGGTGATGGAAGGATTCTTGTTTGACACATGGAGGGAGGGCGAGGCTCCCCCGGCTTCACAGCCGGGGGGGTTTCGCCTGTTTCCGCATCAGCAGGATTGCGTGGATCGCATCCGCCGGCACCTTGCTGAGCACCAGCGATGCAACATTGCCGCAGCGACAGGGCTGGGCAAGACAGAGGTCGGCATCGCACTGGCCGAGCAGGATTGGGGCGGCTCTGTCATGTGGCTGGCTCCCCGGCAGAAGCTAATCAGGCAGACGGTCGATCGATTCAACCGGCGTGGTGTGCCATGCGATGTGGAGATGGGCACAGACAAGGCCGACATTGAGCGGATCGTGGTCGCCAGCTACCAGACCTTGATCCGCCGTGGTGCTGGTGGACGCCGGCGGCTGGATAAATTCCTCGGGACCACTGGCCTCGTGATCATCGACGAGTATCACGCTTACTACAGCCAGACCTGCCTGCAGCTCATCAATGAGCTGGTCGAGAGTGGTGCCAAGGTGCTGGCCATGACGGCCTCACCGCCACCGCCCAAGCAAAACAAAAAGACCGGCGAGTGGGCATTCGTCCGCGACAACTTCGGGGAGACTGTCTACACCTACACGATCGCCGACGCCCAGCAGGACGGCTGGCTGTGTGAGGGTGAGTACTCGATATGTGTGCTCGAGGATGCCGACACCAGCGATCTGAAAAGCAGCTTCGGAGACATCGATCAACAGGCAGCTGCTGAGATCCTCAAGAAGCGAACGAATGTTGCCGCTGTGCGGCAGATGATCGAGCAGCACTGGGGCGGCCGACCTTCGATCGTGTTCGCATCCGACATCGACCACGCCGATCTCCTGCGGCTTGAGCTGGAGGCGAACGGGTTAGCTGCGGCCATCGTCCACACGGACGAAAACCGAATGACTGCCGACGAGCGTGAGTACAACCTGCACATGTTCGAGCGTGGCGATGTCGACATTATTATCAACGTGGGCATTTTGATCATGGGCTACGATTGCCCCAAGATCGAGAACGTCTTCATCGCTAGCTTTACCAAGAGCACCATGCGGTACCTCCAGCAGGTAGGCCGTGCTAGCCGCACCGTCCTCGGCGGAGAGCTCCATAAGTACAGCACAGCAGAGGAGCGTCGGGCTGCGATCGCACGGAGTGCCAAGCCTCGCTACTACGTTTACGATATCACGGACAGCTCGAGAGCATGCGACATCAAGAACGCGCTTGACGTTCTGTACCCCGAACTCCACCCAGACCTAACCAAGCGGGTGAAGCGGCGGATGGTGGGCCAGCCGAAGAGCCGCGAGCAGATCGATGCGATCATTGCCGAGGAGCGGGCTGCTTTGGCGGCTATGGAGAAGGCCAAGCGAGAGCACCAGCTTCAGAAGTCTATGGCTTGGCACGTCGATGCCACAGTCAGCAGCTACCAGCGTGACCCCAATGCCCCCACCGAAAGGTACGGGCGTGGAAGCGTCGACTATTGGTGGATGCCTTACGGCAAGTTCAAAGGCAAGGGCTTCCGGTACATCCACGAGCAGGCACCTTGGTATCTGCCTTTCATGCTGAGAAAGCAAAGGCTCGTGGAAGACGGGAACCTGAGGCGTAATGTGGCTGCATTCCTCCGGAGAAAAAACAAGGCGAGCTAGCTGGCTTGCCACCCGCTGTCAGATGTTCTGGTCGGGACCAGCGGTTTAGAAATCAAAACCTGCCAGCCTAAAGACAGCCTGCCTATATGCAGGAGCTGCTAGTCAGCACAAGTTAGCTTTAGTCACGCGCGAAATCCGGGCAACGTGCTGCTGGTAGATGCAGCGAGCAAACCCCTGCACCCCGGTCCAATCCGAAGACATACCACTAAGGCGTGATCGGCATCAGCACCAAGGCGGCATCCCACCGTCTTCGGAAGGGATGGGGTGTGGACAGGCCACGGATTTGAAATGCCGCTATTGACAAGAAATTAGAATGGAAGTGTGACACTAACCACGAGGAGGTAACGGTGAGAATCACACAGATGTTTGGCACACTCAGGGTTGAGTGCGAGGGTGACCTTAAAGAATGTTTCATTGAGCTGAGCAGTGCGGCCGAGGTGTTTGGGCAGGACACCTGTGGGAACTGCAACAGTAAAAACTTGGTGCCGTCAGCTCGGGAGCATGATGGGAATCAGTTCTTCGAGATGAGGTGCAGCAACTGCGGGTGCTGTCTAGGTTTTGGGCAGCGGAAGCAGGATGGCAAGCTGTTCCCTCGGCGCAAGGGCAAGGACGGCGAGTGGCTCGCCTGCAACGGCTGGATCGATTGGCGGCAGGCTCGCCAACAGGAACCCGAGTTCAGCAATTTCTAACCTACCTTCGCCCCGGCCGGCTGGCAGCAGGTTTCCCTGCCGGTAGCCCTGTTGTCAGTCGGCCGGCCTTGCTCAGCATGGACGATCTACAAAGATTAAAGGGTGACATTTCCCATGATGGATTATCGCCGCAGGACTACATGCTTTTACACGATCGCTGCGCAGTGTGTCACTGGCCTGCTAATCGTCGCGGCCGTCAGCTTCAACTTCATCACATCGTTGGCGGTGCTGGGCGGAAGAACCCTGTATGCGGTGGGAATTTTCTGTGCCTGTGCGGCAGGTGTCATGATGCTTTACATCATCAAGACCCTCCGGGCTATCCCTCGCTGGATAAGGGCCACATACTTGCGGCGAAGGCGGAGGAGGATGGCTGGGTTGACCTCGAGCTGCTCGCATCCCTCAAGCACCGGCGAGCGTTGCCGTATGAAATGGCTGACATTCCCGAAGAATATATAGCTGACCGAGCTAGGAGAGGTGGTGAGCCGTGGCCATAAACAGTCGGAGGAAGGGAAAGGTCGGCGAATTAAGTTTCGTCCATGACGTGGCCGCATTGTTTGGGTGGCGTGGGCACCGCACACAGCAGCGGACGGGCTGGTCCGACGGCCAATCGCCAGACGTGGAGATCGACGAGCTGCCCGACGTTTTCTTCGAGATCAAAAGATGTGAGCGGTTGAATGTGGCACGGGCTTTGGCGTTTGCTGTGCGGCAATGCGGCCGTCGATGTCCAGTATTAGTACACCGGCCCAACCGATCGGTGAACGGCTGGATGTTGACTGTGCGACTTACAGACCTGCCGAGATTAGTACATGCCTACACAATTGCCGCTGACCAAGAGGCTACGAAAGCTCCTCCGCCATCTGCGAAGGAATCATCCGCCGCGATCGGAGGTCAGGGTGCGTGTTGTTCAGGAACTCGACGGGCTGCACGGGCTAGCCGAGATCGGTGATGGCAGGTGCCTAATTACATTGGTCAGTGATCAGGACTCGGTAATGATTGACACGTTAGTAGAGGAGTGGTCGCATTGTCTGCGACACGAGGTTCCGGTCGAGGTGGAGGATGAGCACGATGGGTTGTTCTGGCAGATCTACGGACAGATTACGATGCGTTGGCGAGGATGACATTCGGCTGCGGTGCATGAACGTGCGTGACACGATTGTTACCACTGCCTTAGAAGGGCTATCGGACATGCCAGCCAAAGACACAATAAACCCGGATCATTACCGGCAGCATCCGAGCGGCGTAGAATGCTGCGACATTGCCGACGGCTTCAATGACTACTGCATAGGGAATGTTATTAAGTACATCTGGCGAGGGGGATTAAAAGTTGCTTCGGGAAAGACGGGGGCTCAGAGTAAACTGCAGGATTACAAGAAAGCCCAGTGGTATCTAACTCGGAGGATCGCCCAGCTGGAGAAAGAACTTGCCGACTCAGATGGAAAAGATAATTGATGCTCAGCTCGCCCGGCTCCAGCCGGAGGAGATCGCCGGTGCTTGGCGGTGCCTCTGCTCGATGATGCTGTGCCAGACAGCCGTGTCCTATCGGCGGCGATCCTCGCACCGCAAGGAGGATGTGATCGCCAAGCGTCGAGCAAAGGAGTGGGTCTACGCTGGCAACGAGGGAATCATTTCTTTCGACGAGGCATGTGAAGGCATCGATGTGGACAGCGAGCGGGCCGCAAAAGCGTTCGACCAGTTTGCCCGAGATGAAAAGACCAAGACCATAAGTAGGACAGTCTACGGAGTAAGGTGCTATGCCTGAGTTCACACAATCGATTGACGCTTACGTCCGAGAGTCAGCCAGCCTGCTGACCGACGGCATGTCAGTGTCTGATCTGGCGACCATCACAGTCGGTGGCATGCGGCTGGCGATTGAGCTGCTCGACCGAATGAACATGGAGAACGCCAGCAAACGGGCGGAGGTGGTCAGTGTGGTTGCCCACATCTTTGATCTGTACGCCGACCAATGTGTGCCCCTCATTGCCCGGCCCGTGTGGTGGCTGGTCCGCCCGGCGGTCCGGGCACTGAGCCTGTCCATCGCCGGCGGTGCCGTCGATTCCCTCGTCCCTCTTGTGAGATCCGCTGCATGATCATCTACGCCCTGCTCGCCATCGCCGCTGTGGTTGCACTGTGGCCCTCCTCCGGCCCGTCCAAGGGCCGCGGATACCTCACCACCCTCGTCAAGGAGCGGCCGTCAGAGAGCCCGTCAGCCACCTACATGGACGCGGTCGGTTCATTGCAGACCGTGCGGTCACGGCTGGCATTCACGGGCCATCTGGATGACGATCAGATCGAGGCGGTGAATACTCTGACGCTGGCTCTGGTCGCCGGGAGCGAGCACCAATGAGATGGAGAATCGTACTCGGCATCGTGGTGGTGGCGGGCCTGATCTGGATGTCAGGGGGGAGCAGCTCGCCAGAGCCGCCGGCCCCTCCCGATCTGCCGGCTGAGCTGGATCTGCGGGGAGCCTTTCGGGGTAGCGATGCTGCCGTGGACGCCGCAACGCTAGCCTCATTGTCAGAGGAAATCGCATCCTGCCTCGAGTTCGACGGCCGGCTCCCATCTCCGATGCTGACCACGGCAACAGCTTTCGATGAGTTAAGAACACGGGCGAGGGTGTGGATGTGTCGGGGAAGCAGCTTGGGCGAGAAGCATCCAGCTGCTCGAGACATCATCGGCGGCTATCTCGACAGCAAGATTGGCACGGGGGGCGGGGAGGTGACACCTGACATCAGGGCCTCATGGGTCCACTGTTACCGCCAGATTGCGAGGGCTTGCCGTGCCGCCATCGAAGACCGCTGACCGCATCGCTGCAGCTGTCGCCATCGGGCTTGGCCTGCTGATCACGGTGGCGACGTGGCGATCAGAAGATCAAAACCAATACGGTTACATCTCGGACCCCGAGGGAGCATCGCTTTACGCTGCCTCGCTGCCTAAGCCGACATACGCCGAGGCCGTGCCCGAGGCTATGGCGAAGACGGTCCCGGTTGATACGTTCCTCTGGCGGCCGGCTAACGCCGCACACATCGAGCGGTACGGTGTGCCGTTCACCTGCTCGAACCAGAAGAACGTGGG